CCCGATGTAACTGCTTTGCTTCCATTGAGGTAAGCAACGCCGTTGGCAGTGCCGTAGGACAGCGTTAGAGAGCCACTAGAGCCAATGGTGAAGGGGTCGTTTGATGTTCCACTCTGAAAGTCTTTCAGATGGCCCATGATGGCGCGAATGGCGTTATTGATGCCACTCGGGGCGCAGCCCTCATCAATGTTGATTGATGCTACATCTGTGTTTGAGTTAGCGGTTGCACTGTACTCGCTGATTTTTGTCTTTGGCATGATTTAGTCCTTAGTCCGGTTGAGCCATTCCGCGCAATTCAATATATGGAACTTGCGGTGCAGAATACAAAAGATTTGGAGATGCAGCGTATTCCAACATTGGATTGATTGGTGCTCTCATGTAGTTAAGCAATGGGTCAACAACATTCATTCTCTCATAGAGGTTTTGAACAGTTGGTGACAAATATGCTTTTGTTGCCAATGCCGGAGTACCGAGAGCCAATGCAGTGCCTAAGATTGGTTCACCCGTCAAAGCAGTACCACCCGCCATAGCCGCACCAACTTTCGCGGGCATTGATGTAAGCAAGTTGCTCATTGTCAATCGTTCTTGCGTTCCGGATGTGGGAATCTTTGCCTTCAATGAAGTTTGTGCAACATCTGCCAAACCGATCATCGTGCTTGCATCTTCCATTCCAAAGATGTTTGGCAATGTAGCGGGAGAGCGTTCGTTTCGTTTAATTACGGTCTTACCGAATTTGGTAATGTCCAAATCCCCCGCCGGACTCAAAGATTCCAACTTAATGTCAGCCAATACGCCTTGAGCAAGTTTTAGCTTTCCTTCATTGTCTAGCAAAGGAATCACATTGTTTGCCGCTTGACTCTCGTTTGTGGAGATCGAGCGAACCACAGTCGCATCTTTTGCCGTTGAAAATCGTTGCTTTAGATCAAGTGCATCACCATACGAAGCACGAAGCGACTTCAATTCTTTGAGGTCATCGTCCATACCAGCATTCTTGAATGTGACTTCTCGCGCATTGTCCAATTCTTTTTGCAGTTGTTTGAATGCTGAACCTATCTTCGTTCCGCTTTGGGCCTCTGCAAGCTGACCAAATAAAACCCGTTGATCTTGATAATCAGCACCGGGTATAAACCCTTTCTGTGCATAGCCTTGATATTCAAACTCGGGAATACCGCTATCAATCAACTGTTTACGCACTTGCGCCGCAGTCTGAGCATACTTAGGATTTTTGCGATCAATTCCGGATTCAGTCATGAATGATTCAACATAAGCCGCCAATTCGCCATTAGGCTTGCCAAAATAGAATTCTTCAAACCCTTGAAACAATGGATCGCGTCTGAGAGCCGGAGGAATTGACTGTAGACCAGCACGAATCTTCATAATCTGATCTTGGAAGTTCGGCACTTCACTCAGAGGAATATCAGCCTTTGATGCCACTTCACGAATGCTTGAACCAATGTTATCGACATTCTTGCTCACAGCATTACGCACAGCATTTGCCGCAACACTCATCGCAGTGTCGGGAGCATCCGGCATACCACCAAACTTAGCAGCCAATGAGTTAAGAATTTGCTCTGCCTTATCCGCTTGATTCATGTAGCGTTTGGTCATCTGTCCAGCACTGCCGGGGATATTCGACACTACGCCCTCAAAGATTTGTGCTGTGCGATTGGTTCCCCGTTGAGCAGGTGTCAATGCTGATTCACCCTCAAACCCTAAATCTGCCGCAGTCTGTGCTACTCGGGTTGCTCGTTGCTCTGCCATGCTCGGTGCGGGACGGGGCCGAGTTGGTATAGCCATTCCAGCACCACCCACCGCCGTTGCACCCGCCAAACCCGCCAACATTGCCCCAATATCACCAACATACGGTTGAGCAGCTTGAGCTGTCAATTGAGCCGCAGCACCAGCCGGAGGTGCAGTCACCATCTGAGCAACCGGACGCTGTGCCATCTGTTGAGCAATCTTTTGCGTGATGGACGGTGCAGCTTGTGCAAGTTGTTGCATCGAGCGCAGTTGAGAAGCAGTGCCACCCAATGCACCCATTCCGGCCTCTACCAATTGAGGGCCAGTTTCAGTAGGTTTAGCGACTCCGGCCCGTGTCATCAAATCTTGAACGACTTGAGAGGGCATTTGCAGTCTCGGCATTTGCTGACCACTGACCTTTTCACCACCCGCCAATATGAGGTTAATCAGACTGTTTAGGAAATCCCCACCAGCAGTCGCAGAAGCCCCTACGAGAGCCGGAATTGGCCCGAGTGGGGATAGTGCTGCACCACCAATCACAGATGGCGCAAGACCCCGTGTAGCCGCGCCCATGTATTGCTCTAAGGTTCCGGCTTTTTCTTCTTTCCTTTGTGGAACTGATTGTGGTTTGGCTTGAGCAAGAATCTTTGCCGCAGCACCTTCACCGTAGACCTTATCAAACTTGTCGGCAAGTTCCGGACGCTGAGTCAGCAAAGAAATGTCTTTTGTAGTGGGGGTCATATTTACCGTCCAAATGGATTTTCTTCAAAGTTAAACCCGCGCAACGATTTGTTGTTTTGGTAGTAGTAGTTTTCTTGCTGTGAGGCGTAGTTTTTAGCTTTTTCTGATAATTCTTTAATGTCTTTCAATGCTCTAAGTTTTTCAGTTCCGGACACACTCGGATTAGCCAAATCACCCACAGCCTTGTCGTAACGAGCAGCATCAGCATTTGATGTTGGGCCACTGAACTTAGGCGTTTTCACAGCCAATTGATTTTGTAGTCTCAGCAAAGCATCATTCGCGTCTTTGGCTTGTGTTGAATAACCAACCGCTCCAGCAACATTTTTAAGAGCAGATTCAAGCCGACCGCCATAGGCTTGAGATACCAATGGAATAGCACGATCAGCAATTGATGCACTATCTTCCGCCGTTCTTGCTTCTTCATTTGCTTTTTTGACAACATCAAACTCTTTCTTTTGAGAGTATGAAAATTGTTCCGGCTTGTTAGCCTCTTGTGAGCGTCTAAGATCAAGCAATGCAGCAGTATTTTGCGCTTGTAGTTCTTTAAAGCGATTGGAATCTTGCATTCCTTGCGCTTTCAAGTCCTTCATTTCTTGTTGAAGTTGTTGCGTAAAAGTTCGTTGCGCTTCAATCCCCGCTTGCGTCTGTGCAAACTGTTGAGCAGACTGCACCCGTGTGCCGAGTTCAGCCAACCGCTTATCAGCAGTTTCTTGATCGATCTGACCCGTTGCATAGCTTCTCTCGTATTGAGCCGCCACAGCGCGTAATGGCGCGGGAATGCTCTCATCTTTGGCAAATGCAGTAAACGGGTTTTCTTGTTGCATACCGCCAATGAATCCGGCTTTACGCAAGTCGGGCACAAGTTTGGCAATCTGCGAATATGCCGCCAATGGGTCGTTGGACAACATCGCCAATGCTTGCAGCTTGTTGGGGTCAACAGAGATTTGACGCTGTGCGGGGGTAATCTGTGCCCCCGGCATCAAATTGCCCTCATCGTCACGAACCACCGGAGCCGCTTCACCGTACATCGTTTGCTGTTCGGGCGTGACAGTCTGAGTGAAGATTTGCGGGAACATCTGACGCATTTGCTCTTGACGAGTCTTTTGCGCTTGTGCTTCTCTTTGCTTCATCATGAAATCTTGAAGCTGTAACTCAGTCATCTTTCCGCGCAAAGCATCTTCCATTGACTGTTTGTAGGCTTGTTGACCACCCGCTAGACCTTGAGCAATGGCGAGTGCTTCACCGCCCGGAGTTCTGCTCGGTGCGCCAGCTTGCAAGAGTGCCAATGCGGTGTTTTGCAGTGCTTGATTTTGGGCTTGCTCACGGACGCGATTTAACTCGTCCTCACCCAATAGACCGCCGTAGTAGGATGGTGTCGTACCAAAAATGTCGAGTAGTGCCATGATTGTCCTCAGAAATTGGTATCTACTTCGTTGCGTCTTGAATAGTCATCATATAGACCCGTGTTGACGGGGCTATTAAAACCGCTTGTTAAGTAATTCCAACCGCCTCTAAACACATCAGACAAGCCACCTCCGGTCGCTTTGTTTGCAGCGTTAAACACATTCAGTCCGAGCAAGCCCGTACCCAATGCCGTAGCGGTGGGGTTGGTGTACATCGGCGTTTGTGTGGTGGTGGTTTTGCCAGCAGGGAAGCCATAAACCATATTCAGATAGTTTTGCAATTGCTGTTGAGGCAATTTTTGCTCGTACTGCTGTCGGGCAATGTCCGCTTGAAGTGCGGTCTGTTGATAACCCTCACCGAGTTGACCAGCGCCCAACAATTTGTTTATGTCGCCATAATCGGCCTCTGCGAGAGTTGGAGCCAATCCGAGCGCTCTCATTTGGTTTGCTCTTTCTTGAGCGTAGTTCTCATAAGAGAGCCGACCCGCAGTGTCTGCTAGCTTTTGGGCAAAGGTTCCCGCCGCTTGATTTTGCAGAGTTCCCATCGCACCGGAGCCATATCGTCCGGCTTTGGAGGCAGCGGAAGAAATGTCGCCAATGGTCTTTTGAAAGGCCATTTGTGCCGCAGTTGCAGCGGGTTGGAATGCGCCTTGAAAGAACGGATTGCCGCCGAGATAGTCACCCTCCAACATACCGCGAACATTGCCTTGCGCGATACCGAGTAAAGGGTTACCCGCCATTGCCCTTGCTTGTAGGGCTTGTAGGGCCGTTTGAGTGGGTTCAGATGGGCCTACATAGGTTTGACCCGGGTAGTATTTTGGGCCACCACCTAAGTATTGTGCTTTTGCTTGTTCAAGGCCATAAGTGAGATATGGCTGTATCGCGGGGTCAATCTGCGTTGTCTGCGATGTGGTTGCAATTTCCGTTGCCATGAATTCATCCTTTCATTAAAAGGACTCCAGCAGGGTCATCCACTGTAGTCATTGTATCAGCCAACAATCACATACCCATAGGTTTTGTCGGCAGTTGAGTTTGCAAAGTGCGTGAGCGTTGCGGTTCCTTGTCCCCGTGAACTGACGAACACATTGAACGATGATGATGTGTTCACATAGCTTAATGTAGCAATTAGGGATGCTGTGGTGGGCCTTGTGGGGGATGTTCCGGCAGGGTAGTGCTGTAGGCTAATCGCTGTGTTTGTAGCCGACCACATGAGTTCAACATAGTCATTTGCCGCAAGTTCAATAAAGTAGTTCCATCCCGCAATGATGTGACCATCCACACCGCCGTGACTGTTGGGGATGGAAATAAACCCCGTTGACCCTGCTACATTGGTTCCGTTCTTTCTGAGCCACACCGATACATCGTGAAGCTGTGTGTCAGTGTTTTGGAATTGTCCCGACCATTGGATGTTATAGACCCCCGCGTTTATGACTTTCAGATGCGAACTTGATTCGATAGATACGCCGTTTGCGTAGTCTGTCGTGTTGAAGGTCATCGCATAAGCGGTGGTCGTGCTTGCGATTGTTTGATCGGTGGTGTCTTGAAAAGCCCCGTATGGCACAGAATCAACATTTGCCGCTGCCGTGAGTGGAGTAAGCAAGATGATGCTGTCCGGCCCAATGCGTCTATCAGTGATAGTCGTAGTGGTAGCGCCTCCGGTGGCAAGCGTGATTGTTCCCGTGTTATTGGTCTTGCCGTTCATGATGCCATTGACGACTTCCGCAACTGTGCGCGGGTCACCTCCGGCATAAGGAAGAATCCTAAACATCAGCGTACACCCTGCGGAACAATGTCAATGTCCAACCCCATAGCGGTTTTCCAATTGTCGCCAGTTGGTTGCATCCGAAGTCTGTGGTACTTTCCCGAACTTCTAAGCGATACACGGTTATCAGCATCAGCCGTTGCCGCAGTGCTGTATGACAGACTTTGCGTGAGAAGCGTCCGAGAGGCCACAGAAACACTCGCAGAGCCGTTATCCACCAAAGGACGGGCCAACATCACTATCGAGCGTCCCGCATCAATGTCGCCCGTCTCTAGCACCGCTGATTTGTTTGCGCCCGTGAAGGTGATAACCCGCGCCCCATCAGTGCCACCGAGAAAATACTTTCCTCCGGTGTACAAAGCAGAATCCATACTGACGGGCAAAGCATCGATTGAGGCGTTGATTGAATCCAACTGTTCAAGCGTCACAGATGCGGTAGATGCGTCTGAAATGTAATCAGATGTGGTCTCCATCAATGACCACTTGTTGATCGTGAAGTTGTACACGAGCAGTTTTCTTGTCCCATCATTCGATAGGTAGTTCCACATAATCATCTTGCGGATGGGGTCTGCCGCCGCCGACATTGTGGTGAAGTCCAAATTCGCATCGTTGAAGAAAAATCGATCAATCTTCTCCGCACCGATAGGCGTGACTTTTTGCCCATCACAGACATAAAAGCCATCGTCAGACAAGAAGAATGTCAGCCCTTGATACTGACACACCGACCCCGCAGCAATACAGCCCTTGCCCCGCGATATGTTGTCGAATTGGAAGATGAACGGTGTTCCGGCGTAACTCATGCGGGAGATTGACTTCTCCATGAGAATGATTCCGAACTCGCCACCGCGAATGCCCGTGATGTGACCACCATCGGGAATGTCTTGATAATCGGATTGAGTGTTTACATTCTCCACCCAATCGGTTTCGTCATTGATTGCCGACCAACGCACTCGATATGGCTTTGTCGTGCCACTCTCATAAAGATGGGCGCACACCACAAAATCCCGCACCACAGTGATGAACTTTGCGATTGGGGCACTGTCCGACAGATTCTTGAATGAAGAACTGCTGTCCGCTGAATAGACTTGTAGCCTTTCAGTGAAGTTTGTCCCAATGATCTGATTACCAAATAGGGTGAAGCGAAACCGATCACTTGCGCCCGTGTTGTATCCCAAAGAGATAGACGAGATGGTCACATTGCCCGATGTGGTCGCAGATGTGGTCGTGATCGAAAAGCTGTCAGCGTTGATTTTGGTAACGGTAAATTGACCGTCTGCCGCCGTTCCGCTTGTGAAGTCCAAATAAACAGAATCTCCGGTTTTCAGCTTGTGGGCAATGGAGGTTACCGTTAGTGTGGTCGTTCCGCTTTGGGAATATGTGCCCGTGTAGCTGAACACACCCGTCAAAGCACCAACCGAATCAACAGAGTAAATCTTGTGCAACCCCGCCGCGAACAGTTTGGTAGTTCCGCTTTGGTCTTTGGCAGAAATGATGGAGGTCAAATCTTCCGCAGCCGCTGCCGAGAAATTGGCCTCAGATGGAAAAGCACCATAACCCGCAGAAACCGGATAACAGTTCTTTGCAACCGTCAATGCCCCCGTTAGCCCCGGCTGATCGGGGAGCCATTCACCTAATGCGATTCTTTGAGTAGGCATCATCCGTTCCTTAACCATTCATTTGAATTCGTTGCGGTGTCTGTCCATGTATTTCCCGATGTTCCCACATCTGTCCATGTATTCGCGTCAGCAGTTACGGTTGTCCATGTGTTGCCACCAGCACTAACATCAGTCCATGTGTTTGAGTCTGCCGCGACATTTGACCAATTGTCACCCAATCGGATGCCAATACAAGAAATCGTCACTGTCCCACTGATCGACATTTGTGCTTGAAATGTCACCGATGGCACAGCCGAGACGGTCGCTATTCCATCAAGAATACCCGCAGCACTTGAGACCAACCCACCGAGAGCCGAGACGCTAGTAGTCCCATTGATCGACCCGCTTGAGGTTCTGATTCTGATTGCCGCAGCCGAGACCGTAGCCGCACCGGACAGATTAGCCGCGCCCTCTCGTACCCGATAACCGTCACCAATGATCGAAGCAGAGCCGGAGACCGATGCTCCGCTTGAGTAGATGCCGTTTCCAGCCGCTAGAACGGTCGCTATGCCACTGATTGAACTTGAGCCTAACCTTACCCTTATCCCGTCACCCGAGACCGTTCCAAGCCCCGTAATCGAAGCACTTGAAACATAGGTGACTTGTGAGCCGGAAGAAGATGTAGCGGTGCTGTTTACAGATGCGCTTGAATTCCTTACACGGATGTAAGTAATCTGCGTTGTTGCTGTGCTACTGACAGACGATGCGCCGCGCCATATTGCGCTTGGCACTGCGTTGACTGACCCTGCACCCGATACGGATGCCGCCGCTTCAATGATGCAGACATTTGCATCAGTCCAAACGGTTGAATCAAGCGAGAAGGCTAGACTATCAATGCTCCCGAATAGGTCTAGCTGTTCAAGCGTGAATGGGCCACAAACATCAGCCATTACGCAAAGGTTACAGTCAGTGAGCCACTAGCGATTTTGAACACATCGCCCGTGTCGATTGTCTTGGAAGTGGTCAAAGCACCATGCACCAACAGATTGCCACTAGTGAGAGCGTCATAAATACCGAAGTGGGTGATGGTTCCCCATGAACCGCCAGCTTGCGGGAAATTAATATCTGCACTAGTGCTAGAAGCGCCATTAGAGGGAGCAGCAAAAGTAGCAGACTGACGAGCGTAACTTGTACCACTGCACTCAGTACCAGTACCAGCATCTGTAGGGTCACTCGTAAACAGTGCAACATAGACAGTTGTAGGTGCAACATAATTGGTTGCGCGGAGAACTTCATTGATTAGAGCATTCTCTAAATAGTTGGACATTGCAGACATTTTTTACCTCTTTGATAAAGTCATTGCGAGTGGTACACCCGAGTATTGAGCAGATTCATCCGATCTAGTCAATGTGTCGATGGCCCTTTGATACATGGTAGCCCATGTCTGAATTCGTACATCGTTCATGATGTATGGTTCTGCCTCCAACAATGCCGCATAAAGCAATGCATCCGGAGCGTTTGCCATAAACGCATTACTTGTGTTCGTGCTTGATAGGAATGTCGGAGCAGAGTAATACAGCAGTTGAACCGTATATGTGTTGTCCGGCATTGGGGCTAACTGAAACTCAGTCGCCAAAATTGTGTAGTTCAACGGTTTACCGCGAACATGCGAATCTGTGTTTCTGATAAACACCGATGGTGACAAATAAGTCAACGGTTGCGGAGGGTTTCCCGTGACATAGAAGTCTCTAGCCTCAATAAAGTCGGATGGTATCTCTACCGTACCGTCACCACTCGTTGTCGTAGTGGTTACTGATTTGAGCATCTGCCGGATGCGGAGTTCTCTGCGTAGTCTCAGTTCTGCAAACCGAATGAAGTCGGGAATCTGATCGGTCAAGTCACTACGGGCCAAATAATTGGCAACCGCTGTACTGAGTTCAGAGAATGTAGC